CAGGAAAGGAGAAAAACTGTGATAACAATTCAAGGGCAATACAACACTGCTATTTGCTACACCAACGAGCTGGAAGGAGCGGCTCGGGAGCAGATTCAAGCTGTTTGTGACCGGCCTGAGTTTGCAGGCTGTAAAATCCGCATTATGCCCGATGTCCATGCGGGTAAAGGCTGTACCATCGGCACCACTATGACCATTCAGGACAAGATCGTCCCCGGTATGGTAGGCGTGGATATTGGCTGTGGTATGGAAACTGTGGAACTGGCCGAACGTGAGATTGACTTCGCCAAGCTGGATGCGCTGATTCGTGAGAGGATTCCTTATGGCCGGGAAATCCGCGATATTCCCCATCCTCTCAATTCGGAAATCGACTTGACCCAGCTCCGTTGTGCCGACCAGGTCAATCTTGACCGAGCAGTTCACAGCATCGGTTCTTTGGGAGGCGGTAACCACTTTATTGAGGTAGACCAAGCCGGGGGCGGGCGGCTGTTTCTCGTGATTCACTCCGGGAGCCGACATCTCGGAACGGAAGTGGCCGACTATTATCAAAACGAAGGCCGCCGGGCACTCTGGGGCGGAGCCCGTCATCAGATTCAGGAGACCATTGCCCAGTTGAAAGCGGAGGGGCGTTTCCAGGAAATTCAGAAGACCATTACGGCGCTGAAGAAAGAGCACGTGTTGGATATTCCGAAAGACCTGGCCTATGTGGAGGGTAAGTTGTTCGACGACTACATCCACGACATGAAGTTGACCCAGCGCTTCGCCGTTCTGAACCGAAAAGCTATGGCGGACATCATCGTGTCCGGGATGGGATTCACGATTACGGACGAATTCACCACCATCCATAATTATATTGATACGGACGCCATGATCCTTCGCAAAGGCTCCGTTTCTGCCAAAGCTGGCGAAAAGCTGCTCATCCCCATCAACATGCGTGACGGAAGCCTGATCTGCATTGGCAAGGGAAATGAAGAGTGGAACTGCTCCGCTCCGCATGGCGCGGGAAGACTGATGAGCCGGCGAGCTGCGCTCAATACGTTGTCTATGGAAACCTTCCGGTCGGAAATGGAAGGCATCTATACGACCTGTGTGGTGCCGGATACGTTGGACGAATCTCCCATGGCGTATAAGAGCATGGATGAGATTATCGCACAAATCGGCCCCACAGCGGACATTGTGGAGCGTATTCGCCCGGTCTACAACTTCAAAGCCTCGGATTAAACAAAATACGAAAAAAAAGAATGCCTCGAATTGTGTAACAGCAGTTCGGGGCATTTATATTTTCTGGAAAGGAGCGACATGAAAGGGATTTATCAGAGTGTGCCCGACTGCATCGCTTGTATGAATTTGGGGTGGGCTCCCGAAGGAGCCTGTTCGGGATGCCTCAGATTGGCAAAAGAGCGCGCCGAAGAGGTTGATATTTTACAGCTCGGCGTTGGTCTCTTCGCAGACAAGGCCGTTATCAAGAAAACGAACGGAGCACTGGCAACCGTTCCGATGAGTGAACTCACCATTATCGATTGATATTTTGAAAAGGAGAAAACACCATGAACGAAATGAATGCAAATGCGGTCGAAACCAAGGAACCCGAGAACGCTACGGCGTCTACCCCTCCGAAGATCATTGCTGTGGACTTCGATGGCTGTCTTGCGGTCAACAAGTGGCCGGAGGTGGGAGAGCCCATCTGGAAGAACATCAATCGGCTGAAAGAGGAGCAGGCCAATGGTACCAAGGTCATCCTCTGGACCAACCGTGTCGGCGAGCCCCTGGAGAAGGCTGTGAGCTTCTGCAAGGAGCATGATATTCACTTGGACGCAGTCAACGAGAACCTGCCTGAGATTGTCGAGGCCTTTGGCGGGGACTGCCGGAAGGTCTTTGCCAATGAGTATTGGGATGACCGGGCGGTGCTGATGGACGAAGAGGAAAACCGCTGGGCCTCTCAGGAGGTCGAGATGGCCTGTCAGCGGGAAAAAGAGGCTTCGGAGGATACGGATGACTGGGCCTATGGCGTGGCCTGCTACAAGAGCGCTCTGAGGGCCTACGAGTGCCTTTACAGGGATGGTCACAGCGGTTTCAGCATCCAGATCACCAAGAGCATTCTGAACCGTCTGATTGACGGCAAGTGCCTGACGCCCATTGAGGACACTCCTGATATTTGGAGCGACATCACCAGTGAGTGCAACTGGAAAGAAGGATATCAGCAGTACCAGTGCAAGCGCATGTCCTCCCTGTTCAAGGAAGTTGCTCCGGATGGCACAGCCACCTATTCCGATACCGAACGGGTCTGCGGCATAAACATCAATGCTCCGAATGCGGCCTTCAGCAATGGCTTCATGACCCGGCTCGTGGATAAGATCTTCCCCATCACCATGCCCTATCTGCCTGCCGGCAAGAAGTATCGCGTGTTTTCGGAAGACTTCCTGGTCGATCCTAAGAACGGCGACTACGATACGGTTGGCTACCATTATATTCTTACGCCCAATGACAAGAAGGTGGAGCTTAACCGCTACTTCAAGGAAGAGGACGGCAAGATGGTCCAGATTGAAAAGGCCGAGTATGAGGAGCGGAAGGCGAAGCGGGTGACCAAGAAATGAAAAATGGTTGGGATGATATTCTAAGGTTCATCTTCAACTCGGTCGCCGTTCTGGCCATCCTCGGCGTTCTATTCCTTGTAAAACTTCTGTTCGACTTTTTGAGGTGGATTATATGAAAAATTTCGACACTGTGCTGGTAGGATTCGACCACAGCCACGGCGACCCTGCGGTATTGATCGTTGGGGAGAAAAGCTCCGGGCGATAATGTCCGGATTATCAATCAGTTCCAAGGCAAAGAGGCGGAAGAGCTGTACCGGAAACTGGTCGGAGAGGAGGATAAAAATGATTGAGAAAAGACTGGGTAAAATTGACTTTGTCGAGTTTGGTAGTATGAAAGATTACCCGTTTCAGCTGGGGCTCCAACTCGGTTTCTCGATGTCTGGCAGCGGCGTCATGGATGGTGGCAAATACACTGTAAACATGTCTCCAGACTGCCACTGGGAAATTGGAACTCGTCATACCAATCTTGCGGAATCCCTCGACCGCGTGGCAAAAATCCTCAATGATGCGAAGGTGAATTATATTTCCGAGCTGTTGGGGAAGCCCGTTGAAGTAACTTTGGAAGATGGTATGTTCAAGGAATTCCGGATTCTTACGGAGGTCCTTTGATATTTTGAAGGGAGGACACATGAAACGCATTTACGTTGGCACACTCTTGTGCATTATTTTGTCGTTGGGACTTTTGACCGGATGTGACCAAGGCGTCGCTCGCTCTCTCGGTGGCGATATGACATTAGAACTTGAACCCGGGCAAAAGCTGGAGATGATCACTTGGAAAGAGGATTCCTTGTGGTATTTGACCAGACCCATGCGGGATGACGAGGAGCCTGAAACCCACACGTTTCAGCAATCGTCTGAATTCGGCGTGTTTGAGGGGACCGTAACCATCGTTGAGTCTGCTGAGGAGTAGTTCACATTGATATTTGAAAAAGGAGAAAAAAACCGAGCTATGAAGGAGAAGTTTACCAAGAAACTATTTGGGAAATCGTCACCTAAGTCATGGAAGCCTCCCTACCCCTCTTCTCCTGTGCAAAAAGTCCCCCAACCTCAAGCGCCAAATTCTGAAACCGCTCAGAGAAAACTCAGTCCACGGGAACGATTTGAGCCGATTATTTCCAGGCCCATAGAACTGGAAAAAGGTAACCCTTCACCTTCATGATGCAGATGGCGAACGCGAAATCAAAACCTGCTATGGCGATATTTATAAAATAGTCAATGCTCTGATGGATTATGCCAGACTGCTGGAATTGGCCTGTGATGAGTGGGATTTGCAGGGGTTCCATCGGGCCACCTATGAATACCACGCCAAAAAGCTTCGGGCTATTGCGAAAAAGTATCAGGTCGGTATTGGCTATGACTACGACGTGACCGTGGCCAAATGCGAGGCGAAAAAGAAAAAGCCGCATAAGGACGATAACATAGGCGGCGATGCCATGGAACTGGCGCTTAACCGGACGCGTCGCTAAATAAAAGGAGAAAACGTATCATGACTATTTATGTTGCAGGAAGACAATCGGGCAAAACCGCATTTCTGATTCGGCAATCCGCAGATACAGGCGCGGTCATTGTGGCGCCGACCTGCCAGATGGCGAGATACATCGATAGTATGGCTCGCGACCTTGGTTTGCAGATTCCTCCGCCCGTTACTGTCGCCGATTGGATTCGAGGCCTGGTTCGTCAGCCTAAAGACCATGACAAAACCTACCTGGTGGATGAGCTGCAAATGGCTCTACATCAACTGAATGTCAAAGCGGCAACGATTGATAGAAATTATGAGGAGATGGTTCGTATGTTTGGAGTAAAGGAAACCTGCTGCACCAGATGCAGCCATAGGGACGTGTGCCAGTACAAGTCGGAGTATCTGGCGGCACAAACTGCTGTGGATGAGGTGAGCGTCCGCCGGCCCTCGAAGGATGACGAGTCTATCAGGAGCATTCGCCTGCATGATATTCCCTGGATCGAGCCGGTGGAGCTGAAATGCAGGTACTTTCATCAGAACACAGGAGCAGTTCGATAAGCTGAATTTGGGAGGAAGACCCGATGCTTGAGAAAACACTGATTGATCTTGCACATCGTCATTTTAAGATTATGTGGCGATATGAAGCGATGACCAACTCTATCATTATCCACGTGGAAAAACAATATGGTCAACAACGATATCAACAAAATTACCGAATCACGTTTGAAGAGATCGGCTGTTCCGGTGGATTTGAGTTGTCTATGATCGTGCTTCTTAATCGCATGGCCGATACAATAAACCGGGCGATCGAAGCAAAGGACGATTCGGTTTGATATTTTGAAAGGAGAAGCCAATTTATGAACGAAAAAGTGATGCGCCATAAGGCGATCTGCGACGAGTTGAACAGCTTGTACGAAAGGAAGAACCATGACTACGGCGACAGCTTCCATCAGACCTTTGTAGAGGAGGGGCTGGCTATGACCCGTATCCGGTTGGGGGACAAGTTCTCCCGGTTTAAGACCCTCTCCCGCCTCTCTGCAAATGACGCCGGTCAGCAGCAGGTTACGGACGAATCCATTCGGGACACCCTGATGGATCTGGCCAACTACGCCATCATGACCATTCTGGAGGTCGAGTATGACACTTGAACAGACTTTGGAAACGGACGCCTTGGCTCTATCGATATCGGATGCGGCCGAAGCATTTGCAAAGATGTGGGAGGAGGTCTTCTCCAGCCCTGATATTTGGCCCGGACGGAAGTCTGTCCCGCCGAAAAAGTACGGCATGTCTCTGCTCAAAAAGCGTCCGTACCAGGCGTTTCCGGCTTATCATTACCACCCCATTGCCCCTCGAAACAGGCCTTACCAGCGGCGTTCCTATTGAGAATGAGGCTGGATATTTCTAATCTAAGATAGAAAACAGGCTAACTTAGAATAGAATTCGTCCGTACACGGCTTGAAAATCTCTGCCCAGATGGTCAAAAGCTGCTACTATTACTGTTAGTAGCAGGTCATTTTGCTGGCCACTTTTGGTCTGTAAAACTGGCCATTTGCCCACTTTGGGTTCGGATTTTGCGAAAATTTGGAGGTTGGATAGCCGTGTACGGACGGAAAATTGGTGAAAAACTGGCCATTTGCCCACTTTTTGCCCACTTTTATTTCAAAAGTGGCCAGGCTGAAACCCTTGCGCCCCAAGGGTTTGCGGGTTTTCTGGCCATTTGCCCACTTTTTTTCTTAATTAAATGCGAAAAAAAATATTAAAAATTATATATAAGTGGAAGAAAAAAGTGGCCAACTGGCCAGCAAGGGCAAAATAGTGAGTTTTGAGGCTGTTTCGAGCCGTTTTCACAAGATGACGTGACTGCAAAGTTCACTCTTCCATTTCACGATGCATTGTGATATACTGAATCCGCCACACAATCGTATAAAGAATTATTCGGCTACGGAGAACACATCTTGGCAACAAGTGTCTTCTCTCTATACTCATGCGCCCGTAGCCGGGTAACGAGATTGTGTGGCAACAATGAGAGATGCGCTTTAGTTGCAGAGTGCGTCTCTTCATTGGGGCGCACTCTTTTATTTTGCCCAAAGGAGGGAAGGCTGATGGGAAGATCTAACAAACCGAATCCTAATATTGGCGGGAAGCTCGGACTTGTCGCCGGAATCGTTAGTGCTGTGACTCCAGTTGCGATTGAGTTTATAGACCGAATCCCCAGAAAAGACGAAACGGAGCCCTCTGAAGAATTGATATCCATGCCGGAGCTCTGTTCCAAAAAGTTCCCTTTGAAACTGGACGAAGCTAAAGAACTTATAGAGGGCCACGGTCTGAAAGCGCTGCCTATCGAAGTTCGCATCAGAGATGCGCATGTTAGATACAAGGATTGTTTTGACCTTCAGGTCGTTGCCTGCAATAAAAAGGCCAACTCAAAACTTAAGCCTGGAGAGGTTGTTATTATCCAGTATGTGACTCGTGAGGTAATCGATGAGAGTCTACGGATATTTGAAGAAGCTGAGCGGCAAAAAGCCACCTTGAAGCAAGAAAGAGCCGATAGGCGGGCCGAGAAATGGGAGCACATAAAAACCCATGCTGGTGATACTGCCGTCAAAGCAAAGGCCGGCGTTGAGAAGATCATTCGTCGCGACAACAAAAAGAAAGAGCTTGACAAGGAGGATTCTTATGAGTAGTGGAAAGAAACGCAGCGGCGGCGGATTGCTGCTGGACCTTATCCTGACCATCTGCACGGGAGGTCTTTGGCTGATCTGGATTCTGATTCGGTATCTGCGGAACAACAGCTGATGGAAAACAAATTGATATTCTGCGTTTAGCCGAGGTGCCTACGGGTGTCTCGGCTGTTTTTGTTTTCACAGGAAAAACCGTCGCCTTTATGAGGAGGCGATGTTATGAAACCGAACATGAAAGACTCGACCCAACTACTGATAACGTTTACCACTTCGATGGCGGCGGCGATTGGATCATGCGCCGGAGCCACGATCTGGCAATCGTTTGGCAAACCAAAGGTCGAGGAGATTGCCGAGAAGAATAGCAAGCCAAAACGGAAAATAGGATTTAGTATCGATTAAAGATTAGAGCCGCCAGCCGCGGCTCTTTTCTTTTTGCCCAAATTGATATTTTAAGGCTGTTTTTCTTTCCGCGAAAAAAACAGACTCTTTTATGGAGAGGAGAGAGATATGTCGCGCATATCTTGTTCTTTCTATCACTTTTATCGGAAAGGAGGCCGTTCGATGGCCCGAAGCGCAAGACTGGAAAGCGGTTTTCAAGACCGGCTCATCAGCACGCTGAAAGCACGATTCCCTGGCTGCATGATATTTAAGATGGACCAGCGCCAGGGCATTCCCGACCTGTTGATTCTTTACGGCGAGAAATGGGCCTCCCTTGAATGCAAGAGATCTAACAAAGCCAAGAGACAGCCGAACCAGGAATATTACGTTGGGAAGATGAACGAGATGTCGTTCTCCAGATTCATCTCCCCGGAGAACAAGGAGGAAGTGTTGGATGAACTTTGTAAAGCATTCCAACCTTGAGGGTCAACATGCTTTTCTTGGCGCGAGCACCTATCACTGGATCAACTACACGGAAGAGAAGGTGGCCGACGCCTACGCCAAGTATCGTGCGGCCCAGCGCGGCACAGTCCTTCACTCTTTTGCCGCCCAGTGCATCAAGCTGGGTCAGCGGCTACCCAAGTCGCAAAAGACATTGAACATGTATGTCAACGATGCAATCGGTTACAAGATGACGCCGGAACAGATCCTCTACTATTCCCCGAACTGCTTCGGCACCGCTGACGCGATTTCATTTCGAGGCGACATGCTCCGGATTCATGATTTGAAAACTGGAGAAAGTCCGACACACATGGAACAGCTGATGATTTATGCGGCGCTCTTTTGCTTGGAGTATAACTACAAGCCGAACGAGATTCAAATGGAGCTTCGTATTTATCAGAATGACGGAATCATTTGTCACCAGCCCACGATCGAAGATATTTTCCCCATCATGGACCGGATCATAACCTTCGATAAAATCATCAACAGTATCAAAGAGGAGGAGTAAGCCATGAACCCCATCGCGGAAGATATTTTGATGCACTATGGCGTCAAGCGGCGCTCTGGGCGCTACCCCTGGGGTTCTGGTGAAAACCCCTATCAGCATGGCGGCGACTTTCTGGCCAGAGTGGAAGAACTCGAAGCCATGGGAAAGAGCCAAAAAGAAATTGCCGAAGAACTGAAGATGTCCACTACTGACCTTCGTATGCAGGTTCGGGTGGCAAAGCATGAGCGACGGGCTCTCCAGGCGGAACGGGCCAAGTCCCTTCGTGAAGAAGGAAAGACTCTCGATGAGATTGCCAAAATCATGGGGTACAACAACGACTCCTCGGTTCGTGCGCTTCTCAATGAAAACACCGCCAGCAACAAGAACAAGGCCCTTGCTACCGCCGAGGCATTGAAGAAAGAGCTGGCAGTAAAAGGGGCTCTTGATGTTGGCGAGGGCGTAGAGCAGCAGCTTGGCGTCTCGAAAGGAGTTCTTCAGGAAGCTCTGTTCATTTTGGAAACAGAAGGTTATAACCGATATGGCGTTGGAGTCCCTCAGGTGAACGATCCCAAGAAGCGGACAATCACTCCGGTTATTTCGGTTCCCGACATCGAGCAGAGAGACGCCTACCAGAACCTCGACATCATCAAGTCGGTGGGCGACTATCACTCTTCGGATGGAGGCGCATCCTGGGATAAGCGCGAGTATCCGGCAAGCATCGATTCAAGCCGAGTCAAGGTGCTCTATGGGGATGAGGGCGGCTCGAACAAGGACGGAGTCATTGAAATTCGTCGTGGCGTTGCAGACCTTGACCTGGGAAACGCTCACTATGCGCAGGTACGCATTCTTGTGGATGGGACGCATTACCTCAAGGGCATGGCCATGTATTCTGATGACATGCCGGAGGGGTGTGACATCGTGTTTAACACGAACAAGCACTCCGGAACGCCCAAGATGGATGTATTCAAAAAGATTCAGGATGACCCAGACAATCCTTTCGGCGCATTCATCAAGGCCAACGGTCAGAGCTACTACCCCGACCCGAATGGCAAGTACACAGACCCGATTACCGGCGAGAAAAAATCTTTGTCGGCCATCAATAAGCTGAAGGAGGAGGGTGACTGGGACAAGATGAGTAAGAACTTGTCCTCCCAGTTCCTATCCAAGCAGCCCATCAAACTGATCCAGAAGCAGTTGGATTTGACCTATGCCGATGCGGCCGATGAATTCGCCGAGATTTGCTCTCTGAACAACCCGACTATCAAGCGGAAGCTTCTTATGGACTTTGCAGATGAATGTGATTCTGCCGTCGTCCATCTGAAAGCGGCCGCCCTCCCCCGGCAGAGCACACAGGTCATCCTGCCTATCACAGCAATGAAGGAAACGGAAATCTATGCCCCCAACTATCGTAACGGTGAGAAAGTTGTGCTGATCCGCTACCCTCATGGCGGAACCTTTGAAATTCCGGAGTTGACGGTCAACAACAAGAATCAGTCGGCCATCTCCGTTCTCGGCAAGAACATCAGGGATGCGGTCGGCATCAACCCGAAGGTGGCGGAACGGCTGTCCGGCGCGGACTTTGATGGCGACCAGGTTGTTGTCATTCCTGTTGGCGGAAAGGTTTCTGTAAAATCTACCCCCGCCCTGGAGGGGTTGAAAGGTTTCGACCCTAAAACGGAATACTCCACCGAGGGGAAGACCGGTATCCGGCTTCTCTCAAAAGAAGCCACCCAGATCGAGATGGGGAAGATTTCCAACCTCATCACCGATATGACCTTAAAAGGGGCCCCCACCGAGGACATCACGAAAGCTGTCAGACACAGCATGGTCGTCATCGATGCGGCAAAGCACAAACTCGACTACAAGCGTTCGGAGATTGAAAACGACATCCCCACCCTTCGTAAGCGGTGGCAGGGTTACACTGACCCCGAAACCGGCAAAGAGAAAGGTGGTGCCTCCACCCTGCTTTCCAGGCGCAAGCAGACCGTCGATGTTCCCGAGCGTCAGGGCAGTGGACGCATTGACCGGGAGACTGGCGAAGTCGTCTATAAGGAGTCTGGTCGAACCTATATAGACCCTAAGACTGGGAAAACAGTTCAGGCCACGACGAAGATCAAGTTGCTGGAGAAAACCAAGGATGTTCGCACCTTGTCCTCTGGCACCGTTCAGGAAGATGCCTATGCCGACTATGCCAATCGTATGAAAGCACTCGCCAACCAGGCGAGACTTGAGTATCTGGATACGCCGACATTGGTACGGAACGCCAGCGCAGCAAAAACATATGCGCCTGAAGTCGCAAGGCTGACCAGTGCACTGAAGACTGCGCAGCTTAACGCCCCTAAGGAACGTGAGGCCCAGCGCATCGCCAATGCTCAGGTAAAGGCCAAGGTTCAGGCGAACAATGTCACCGACAAAGACGAAATCTCTAAGATTCGTCGTGCAGCGATCAGTGACGCTCGCGTTTCCACTGGTGCAAGCGGAAAAGGAACGCGCATTACGATCTCCGATGGAGAATGGGAAGCAATCCAAGCTGGCGCGATCTCTGATACAACCTTGAAAGAGATTCTTCGTTACTCTGATCCCGATGTCGTCCGGGAGCGCGCAACCCCAAGAGCATCGACGCAGCTGTCTGAAGCTCGTGTCAATCGCATTAAAGCGATGGCCAATTCTGGAAGCACCAACTCCGAAATTGCAGATGCTTTGGGCATTTCGCCTTCTGTCGTTTCCAAGTATCTCAATGAGTAAGAAAGGAAGTGAGAGCGAATGGAAATGTGTATGCTTACTACTACCGATAACCCCTACGACCCTTTTACACAGTATGAAGCGTGGTATCGGTTCGACGAAGACAACGGCTATCATTCCTGCGCTTTCTTAGCGCGCATCGCCCGTACTTCCGATCAGCTCTCTGACAAGGAGAACCAGGAAGAAATCGAGCGAGCAATCAACGATATCATCAAGTACGACCCCCTGGGCATCTATAAAAAGGTCAAGAAGATTGTGCAATCCGAGCCTGCCGTGACCGCATGATGGTAAACCGATGGCAGCCATTGGGAAAGAAACGTTCTCTCATCAGGAGTGCGTTTCTTTTTGTCATTTATGGGACAAATTCAACCCACCGGCTGCGGATCACGGCCTCGAACTCATTCAAAGGGTATAGGGGGTCCCTCCGAAATGGCACCCCCTCTGCATCGCGCTGGTCTTTGAAAATTCTCCGGGGGATATTTTTGAAAAATGGGTTCGGTTTGGGGCGGCGTTTGAACAAGCCTGCAAGACGAGCACTCACTGGCAAGGACTCTTTTTATCTGGTCGGAACCTCCTTTTTCCTCCAGAGGCATTGCATTACCTCCAATGTCATTTTTCTCCACTTGCCGGCGGATCGTTTGTGCGGGCTTCTTCAAATGCCGCCCCGAACTACCCATAAACACATGGAAAACAAAACAGAAGTTATGGAGAGGGGGCGTCAAGCGTGGCAAAACCCATCAAGTCTTCCGGCAGTCAGGCAGGGAAACGCCGCGCCGCCTTGACGCCGGAGGGCCGCGAGAACCAACTGATCGACCTGGCGGTATCTCTTGTGGAAAAGCGGCTGCTGGAAGGGACCGCCTCCTCTCAGGAGGTCACCACCATCCTGAAGCTGGGGACCACGAGGGCCCGCCTTGAGAATGAGCGGCTGGCCAAGGAGGTGGAGCTGGTCCAGGCCAAGACCGAGGCTTATAAATCCGGAGTCCGGATGGATGAGCTTTACGAGAAGGCCATGGCCGCGTTCAAGCGATACAGCGGACAGGAGGAGGACGAGGATGAGTATTAGGTGCTACTCCGAGCTGATCCAACTCCCCACCTTCCTGGACCGCTATCAGTACCTCCGTCTGGATGGCGTTGTCGGAGAGGAGACCTTCGGCTTTGACCGGTATATGAATCAGGCTTTTTACAAGTCGCCGGAGTGGCGGCGGGTGCGTGACGCGGTGATCGCCCGGGACCTGGGGTGTGATTTGGGTGTGGCCGGACGGGAGATATTCCGCCGTCCCATCATTCACCACATGAACCCCATCAGTCCAAAGGACATCCGGGATCGGGTGGAGATGATCCTCGACCCGGAGTACCTGATCACCACCATCCACGAAACTCATCTGGCCATTCACTACGGCGATGAGAACCTGCTGCTTCCGGAGCCGGTCGTACGAAGGCCCAACGACACCTGCCTCTGGAAAATGTAGAAAAGAGGGACGACACTCCGCCCTTCTTTTCCGGCTTGCTAAGTCTTGATCTTGGCTTTCCCGTGACCGTTGTTCCGCTGGAAATGCGGACTGTGACAACCTTCACGCTTCCGGCCTGACTTTTGGACTTAGCAGCTTTTGCGCTTAACCGTTTCATGTCGTTTCTACCTCCTTTCGCAGGGATGAATCAATCATGTGGCCCAGGAGCGGCATGGAACGGGCGCACCTTATGACAACACAACTTTTCGCTATAAGCAAGGAGGCGGCGCCATGGAAGGTAATCCGGGAAGGGCACCCAGGCTCGTGGGAGTCGTGGTGAACTGCCTCGACCTGACCATCCGTAAAAGCCCCGGCAATGAGGCGGAGGTCACAGGACATCTATCGGTCCTGACCGAAGTTCTGGTCGATATGGACAAGTCAACGGAGGACTTCTACCGGGTGCTCGCCAGAAACGGCGTCGCCGGGTTCTGTCCGAAGAAGTACGTGGCGATCCGCCGGTAAGGAGAGTGCTATGGAGATCACAGAAAGCGTCCTGACATCTGTCAAGAAACTGCTGGGGATCGACGAAGGCTACACGCACTTTGACGCCGACATTGTAATGCACATCAACAGCGTGTTTTCGATTCTGACACAGATGGGGGTCGGGCCGGCAAACGGATTCTCCATTACGGGGAAAGACGAAGGCTGGTCCGATTTCATTTCTGGCGGGGCCGTCCTGCCCCTGGTCAAATCTTATGTCGGCCTGAAGGTGCGCCTGCTGTTTGACCCGCCCCTCAGCTCTGCGGCCGTCGAGTCTATGAACCGGCAGATCAGCGAGTTTGAGTGGCGGCTTTTCGTTGCGGCAGACCCAGTCGAACCCACCAGCGGGAAGGAGGAACTTCAAAATGGAGCATGATGCATTACTGCACTACGGAATCAAAGGAATGAAGTGGGGCGTGCGCCGTTACCAGAACAAGGACGGTTCGCTGACCCCCAAAGGAGAGGCGCGCTACGACCGTGACAAGCGGGAGAACGCGGCCAAGAAGAAGGAAAACCGGATTGACCTCTCCCAGCCTGATCCGAAGCGCTGGGCAAAGGAGGACCTGGAGCGCACCAAGCGCACCGTGGACGCCAGCGCCAACCTGGCCAAGGAGCTGAAGAAGCTGGACGAGAGCACCACTTCCAAGCCGACACCAAAGCGGATGGACCTGTCCAAGATGAGCGACAAGGAGATGCGGGATCAGATTAACCGGGAGCTGCTGGAACGGCAGTATAACCAGCTGTTCGCGGAAGTGCCTGCCGCTCAGGTCTCCAAGGGCCGCGAAGCGCTCAAGACCACGCTGGAAGTTGCCGGCAGCGTTCTGGCCATTGGCAGCAGCGCACTGGGCATCGCGTTGGCCATCAAGGAACTGAAGGGCTGAGGTGAGTCGGTATGGAGCTGCGCCACCACGGCATTTTGGGCCAGAAATGGGGCGTGCGCAACGGTCCGCCCTATCCATTGAGCGGCGGTGACTATACTCCGTCCCAGCGGAAGGCCATTTCCAACAAACGCAAAAGCGGCAACAGCATCTACAACAAGAAGCACTTCGATGAGGTGCTGAAGGTTGATAAGACCACGCTGAGCACGCTGTCCTATGATAAGGACCGGACCAAGAACGCCGATATGTTCTACGCCACCCACCATGCTCTGGATAAACACCAGTACAACGCCCTGTTCAACCGGCCGATTCCCCAGACGGTCTATGATAAGGATGGAAAGGCGATCGGCACAGGTTCGTTCATGAAGTACCGGATCGACAATTCCCTCAAGACCGACCTGAAGGTGGCCAGCGAGGATTCCGGAGCCAAGGTCTTTATGGACCTCTATAAGAAGGACCGGGATTTCTACAACTTTGTCACTGACCGGGAGCGGATGCAGGGGTACTTTGTAAACGACAAGTACAAGTTCAAGGGCTACCGCGAAGCAGCGGCCGTCCTTGGGAAGATGCGGGAGCCGGACTACAAGCCGACCTCCGATGACCTTCAGACCGTGTACCGGATGTTCAACTACGTCATCCCCTATGACGGTCAGGGCGACAGCCGAAAGGGACGCGATATGTATAACCAGCGCACCAAGTTCTTCCATGCGTGCAAGGAGGCCGGTTATGGCGCAGTTCTGGACACGAACGACGCCATATACGGCGGGTTCAAGGCCAAGTCACCCATTATCGTGTTCGATATGGAGCAGGTGGTCCCGAAAGACGTCTACCGCACAAATCTGACGGATCAGAAGTTTTCCACTCTGGTCCTGGTCGGCCGGAAGCTGCTGGGCTTGTAACGGGAGGCGGGTGCGTACATGTTATCCAACACCGCCGTCCCCCGTTATTATGGAGCATTTCGGGACGCCGTTCTCCGAGGGGATATTCACGTCTGCAAGGAAGTGGCGATGGAGATGTGGCGGATCGACCGCCTGATCGAGTCACCGGGATATTACTACGATGACCGGGCGGTGGAGGGATGGATTGAGTTCTGCGAGAACGAGCTGACCCTAACTGATGGCTCCGACCTGCATCTTCTGGATACCTTCAAGCTCTGGGGCGAACAGGTGTTTGGATGGTACTATTTCGACGACCGCTCTGTCTATGTGCCGAACCCGGATGGACGGGGCGGCCGGTATGTGACGAAGCGGGTCAAGCAGCGGCTGACCAAGAAGCAGTACCTCATTGTGGGAAGAGGCGCGGCCAAGTCCCTCTACGACTCCTGCATCCAGGCCTATTTCTGTGTGGTGGACGGCTCGACGACCCATCAGATCACGACGGCCCCCACCATGAAGCAGGCGGAGGAGATCGTCAACCCCATCAAGACCGCCATCACCAGAGCGAGAGGCCCTGTGTTTCAGTTCATGACCGAGGGTTCCTTGCAGAACACCACCGGCTCCAGAGCCAACCGCGTCAAGCTGGCCTCTACAAAGAAGGGGATCGAGAACTTCATCTCCGGCTCCCTGGTGGAGGTCCGTCCCATGTCGGTGGACAAGCTCCAGGGACTCCGCTGCAAAGTGGCCACGGTGGATGAGTGGCTTTCTTCGGCGGACGCCCGGGAGGATGTCATCGGTGCCATTGAGCAGGGCGCATCCAAGCTGGACGACTACCTGATCATCGCCACCAGCTCCGAGGGCACGGTCCGAAACGGAGCGGGCGATACCATCAAAATGGAGCTGATGAACATTCTTCAGGGTATCGGCCCTCCCCAGGAGCACGTGTCCATCTGGTGGTACAAGCTGGACTCCGTGGAAGAGGTCGCCTATCCGGACATGTGGATCAAGGCAAACCCCAATCTGGGAAAGACCGTGACCTACGAGACCTACCAGAAGGACGTTGACCGGGCAGAAACGGCCCCCGCCACCCGCAACGATATGCTGGCAAAGCGGTTCGGGCTGCCCATGGAGGGCTACACCTACTACTTCACCTATGAGGAGACTCTCCCCCATCGCCGGCAGAGATTTTGGCAGATGCCCTGCTCCCTGGGGGCAGACCTTTCCCAGGGCGACGACTTCTGCTCCTTTACCTTCCTGTTTCCTCTTCGGGATGGCTCCTTTGGCGTCAAGACCCGAAACTACATCACATCGCTGACCCTGCACAAGCTGCCGGCGGCCATGCGGGTGAAGTATGAGGACTTCATGGCGGAGGGGAGCCTGATCGTCATGGAGGGTACTGTTCTGGACATGATGCAGGTCTACGATGACCTGGACGAGCACATCATCAACCGGGGCTATGACGTGCGCTGCTTTGGCTACGACCCATACAACGCCCAGGAGTTCATCAAGCGGTGGACAGATGAAAACGGCCCCTTCGGCGTAGAAGTGGTCCGACAGGGTTCCCGGACGGAATCTGTCCCTCTGGGCGAGCTGAAAAAGCTGGCCGGAGAGCGTATGCTGCTCTTTGACGAGGAGCTGCTCACCTTCTCCATGGGAAATTGCATCACCATGGAGGACACCAATGGAAACCGGAAGCTGCTGAAGAAACGGTCCGACCAGAAAATCGACGCTGTGGCGGCCATGATGGATGCGTATGTGGCCTATAAGCACAATCCAGAAGCATTTGAATAAAAAAAAAGGGGGGGGGTACTATGAAGCCCTATGAAAAGCCTCTCTCCCCGCAGGAGTACCTGATGCACTACGGTGTCAAGGGTATGAAATGGGGCGTAAGACGCTACCAGAACTACGACGGTTCTTACACCCGCAAGGGTCTGGAACGGTATCGCAAAGCGGAGTCGGACTACGAAACCGCTAAGTCGAAAGCAGACGAAACCAGGGCCGCCTACAAATCCGGTCAAGCTACCCGTCAGCAGGTCAAGGATGCCAAGAGCGCTGTTAAGACCGAGAAGCGTAAAATGGAAAACGCTTATGAAAAGCTGAAAACCGACAAACTGGCCGATGAAGGAAAGAAGCTTTACCAGAGTGGAAAAACTATTTCGGGAAACACCCAAGCGACCTATTTGGCCGAGGGCGTTATCATTGCTGGAAGCACCGTGGTGTCCAGACTTCTCGCGAACCAACTGAACAACCAGGAGGTTGCCAATATTGCCGCATCGACCATCGCGATCGGCGGAACGATTGGCAATGGTTTACTGGCGGCAAAGACGAGCAGGGAGAACAAACGGCTGAGAGCGTACTACGCCCACTAAGCGAAGGAGGAAAAGTATGGGTCCTTACGACAAACCTTTTTCTCCCCAAGAATACCTGATGCACTACGGCGTCAAGGGTATGAAATGGGGCGTACGTCGTTACCAGAACAAGGATGGTACATTGACAAAAGCCGGAAAAGAACGGTATAGTCAGAACCAGCAGGACGGGGTTGATTCTTTTCTGAAGAGTGTGGGTTCCAAAAAGGTTTCCGAATTGACCGGTTCTGTAAATGAAGATCTCGCAATCCAGGCGGTTACATATGTTTCCGCATTTGCCGCTGTTCTCGCCGTGAAAGCGGTACAAAACCGAATGCTGCGGAAAGGCCGGATGAAAGAGCTGGATAGGCTCAACCGGGAGAAGGATATTAAAGACTTTGACGAGTGCCCCCGCCTCCCCCGGAAGATGAAAGCGGAAGAGAGCGTCAAAGTAACCAATCCGGATTATCCTGATTTGGGCACCACCATGAATTGCACCTTCTGCACAACCGCCATGGCCCTTCGAGAGAAGGGATATGACGTGCAGGCGACAAAAGTCAGTGATGGATTCTTTTCTGATGACTTTTTCAAAGCCACTTTCAATTCCCCTGAGGTCAAAATGGGAAGGAAAAAGTCGGGGCAAGCCGTTCTCGATACGCTTTCGCAGACCGGCGACGGGTCCTATGGCAATCTGACCGTGGCTTGGAAACTCGGGGGTAAGCATAGTCTTTTCTGGAAGAATGAGGGCGGCAGAACTCGAATCTATGACGGTCAGAGCGGAGAAGAGATTACTCAATCTCCGTCGAAAACCAGATCGTTCATGGACTTTGTCAATCTGAAAACCATCACATATAACCGCCTTGATAATTGCGAGCCAACCACCTATGCCTTGGCCGCGGTTGAACGACCTAAAAAGATGTAAAGAGGGAGGATAAACATGACCGTAAAGGAAGCCATTGTTATTTTCGCAAAGCAGTTCCCCGATAAGGCGGTTGTCGGGTATTGGGACAAGCCGAATGGCATCGTTCTTAACACCCAGTCTATCACAGCGGGACTGACAGCCCCTGCCCAGTATCTCGTCACAGACGATGGACAGATTTATGGGACCAACCCCATGAGAAGCAACCTCAGTCCTGGAGACATGAAGAAACTGTAATCCCATGGACCATGCCGCAGACTCTTAACCGGGTCTGCGGATTTTTTATGCCCAAAATTCAACACACAGAGCAACGACATAATTTCATCAAGCGCGGACTGGAGGTGAGAGATTATGGAAATTGCATTTGGTTCCAGGCTGAAACATGCCTGGAACGCTTTTTTGGGTAACGAAACCTTTGGGTTCCGATACCCGCTTGGCCCAAGCTCCTCCTACCGTCCGGACCGGCCCATTTTCAGCCGGGGCAATGAGCGGTCCATCATCACATCGGTCTACAACCGGATCGCGCTGGACGCGTCCTCCATCGCCATCCAGCACGCGAGGCTGGATGAGGACGGGCGGTTTACCGAGGTGATCGACTCCTCGCTGAATTCCTGCTTGTCCCTGGAGGCGAATCTGGACCAGACCGGACGGGCCTTTATCCAGGACGTGGTCATGTCCATGCTGGACGAGGGCTGCGTGGCCATCGTGCCCACGGACACCGATATCGACCCGGAAAACGGCTCCTACAAAATCGAGAAGCTGCGGGTCGGCAAGGTCCTGGAATGGTATCCACAGCACGTAAAGCTGCGGGTCTATAACGAGCAGCGGGGTGAAAAGCAGGACATCATCCTGCCCAAGAGCACAGTGGCCCTGGTGGAGAACCCGTTCTTCGCAATCATGAACGAGCCCAACTCCACCATGCAGCGGCTGATCCGGAAGCTGAACATTCTGGACGCCATCGACGAACAGAGCGGCTCCGGAAAGCTCAATCTGATCATCCAGCTCCCCTACGTCATCAAGACGGAAGCGAGACGTCAACAGGCGGAAAAACGCCGTAGAGATATTGAGGAACAGTTGTCCGGCTCCAAGTATGGCGTCGCTTACACCGACGGCACGGAGCATGTGGTGCAGCTGAACCGGCCCATCGACAACAATCTGATGTCCCAGATTGAATACCTGACGAGTATGCTTTACAGCCAGTTGGGAATCACCCAGGGGATATTGGACGGCACTGCTGATGACCGGACGAAGCTGAACTACGACAACCGGACCATCGAACCCATCCTGTCCGCCATTGTTGACGAAATGAAGAGGAAATTCCTCACCAAAACTGCTCGGTCACAGAAGCAGTCGATCCTGTTCTTCAGAGACCCGTTCAGGCTGGTGCCCATCAACGACATCGCCGAAATCGCCGACAAGATGACTCGCAATGAGATCATGACCTCCAACGAGATCCGGCAGAAGATCGGTATGAAGCCGTCGAAGGACCCCAAGGCGGACGAGCTCCGGAACAGTAACCTAAGCGCCCCGAAAGGGGAGGGCGAACAGCCACCATCTGAATCCGAAGGAGGAAATGTTCAAAATGGATCTGAAGTTTGACTTTAGTGGCTGGGCTACCCGAAACGATCTTGTCTGCGCTGATGGGCGAACCATTCGCCACAACGCATTCGAGCATTGCGACGGGAAGACGGTTCCTCTTGTTTGGAACCACCAGCACAACGAACCCACCAACATCCTGGGCCACGCCCTCTTGGAGAACCGCAAGGACGGCGTCTATGCATACTGCACGTTCAACGAGAGTGAGAGCGGCAAAGCGGCCAAGGAGCTGGTGCAGCACGGGGACATTGTGTCCCTCTCCATCTATGCCAATGGGCTCCAGCAGACGCCGAACAAGGACGTCATGCACGGCGACATCCGCGAGGTCAGCCTGGTAGTGGCCGGTGCGAATCCCGGCGCCTTCATTGACTTCGTGGACATGGCTCATGGGGAAGGCGGTGAGCAGGAGATGATCCTGTCCGCTTACGAGCCTATTTCCCTGTACCGTCCCGATGAGAAGCCCCCGCTGATCCACAAGGCCGATACCAAGGAGAAGCCTGATGACAAGCCCAACGCGGGCGAAGACGGGGACAAACCTAAGGATGGCGATAAGTCCAAGGGCAAAGAGAAGCCCGAGGACGAGGAGACCATCGAGGATGTTGTCAACACCATGAACGAGAAGCAGAAGAAGGTCATGTACGCTTTGATTGCTGCCGCCGCGGAGCAGGTGAACGACAACGCCGAGGATGACGAGGAAGAGGACCCCGATGACCCCGACAACAAATCCGACAAATCTAAGGGAGGAAACAAGACCATGAAGCACAATGTGTTCGACACTGAAGACACTCAGGACACCGTTCTGAGCCACTCCGACTGCGCTGACATTCTTGCTCTGGCCAAGAGCAGCAGCGTGGGTAGCCTTCGGACTGCTCTGAAGATCTACGCTGATCAGAACGAACTCAAGCACGGCATCGACAACATCGAGAGCCTGTTCCCCGACTACAAGGATCTGCGCCCCGGCGCTCCTGAGCGGGTCGCTCGTGACCAGGGCTGGGTGAGCGTTGTCATGCGCAAGGTTCACAAGAGCCCCATCAGCCGCATCCGCACCCGCCAGGCGGACACCCGCAAGGACAGTATCCGGGCCCACGGCTATCAGAAGGGCAAGCGTAAGCAGCTCTCCGGCAACATGAACGTCATCACCCGGACCACCGATCCCCAGACCGTGTACCGCACCGATGCCCTGCACCGGGACGACATCATCGACATCACCGATTTCGATGTGGTGGAGTACCAGTACGCCGTTATGCGGGAGAACATCAATGAAGATGTCGCTACCGCCATCATGGTGGGCGATGGCCGTGAGCCGGATGATGAGATGAAGATTTCCGAGGATCACATCCGCTCCATTTGGAACGACAACGACCTCTACACCATCCACTACGACGTGGACATCGAGGCCGCCAAGGCCGAGCTCCAGGGCAGCAAGACCAGCATGAGCTTCGGCGAGAACTATATCTATGCTGAGGCAGTCATCGCCGCCGCCCTCTATGCCCGTGAGAAGTACAAGGGCACCGGCACCCCCGATTTCTTCTGCACGCCCCATATGGTCAACGTGATGCTGCTGGCCCGGGACATGAACGGCCGCCGCATTTACACCTCCAAGGCCGACCTGGCCGCCGCCCTGAATGTGGGCGAGCTCTACACTGCCGAGCAGTTTGAGGGTCTGGTGCGCATGGATGACGAGGGCCACAAGCACAAGCTGCTGGGCATCTTCGTCAACCTGACCGACTACACCGTGGGCTCCACCAAGGGCGGCGAGATCGCCCGGTTCGACCAGTTCGACATCGACTTCAACCAGCAGAAGTACCTGATCGAGACCCGGCTGTCCGGTGCTCTGACCCGCGTCTACTCCGCCATCGCTCTGGAGGAGCCCGTGGCTGCCTTCGCCTCCGGCGGTACTGGCAGCGATGGCGGCGGGGCCGGCACTCCCTGAGGAGAAGATTCAAAATGGCGAAATTTTATGGATCGGTAGGCTATGCTGAGACCATTCAGACCGCGCCTGGCGTGCATGAGGAGCAGATCGTTGAGTATCCGTACTACGGCGATTTGACCCGGAATGCACGCCAGCTTCAGTCTGGGGAGTCGCTCAACGATGACATCAATGTCGCGAACGAGATCAGCATAGTCGCCGATCCGTTCGCCAGGGAGAATTTCCACAAAATGCGGTATGTGACGTTCATGGGGGCGAAGTGGAAAATTTCAAGGGTCGAGGTGGGTTATCCGCGGCTGATCCTGACCATCGGAGGGCTGTACTATGAATAGGCGTTATGAGCTCCAGGCGGTTCTGGAGGGCATTCTCGGCTCCGGGAATGTGTATTTCCAGCCGCCGGAGAACCTGAAGATGCGGTATGACTGCATCGTCTATGAGCGGAGCGAAATCGAAACTGTCCATGCGGACAACGCCCCTTATCGCCTGCTGGACCACTACCAGGTGACGGTCATCTACAAGAACCCGGACAGCGACCTCCCTCACCGCCTCGCCATGCTGCCCATGTGCACCCATGACCGCCATTTTACAGCGGACAACCTGAACCACGATATTTTCAACCTGTACTATTAAAGGAGGAAATCCGAAATGAGTAGAATCGTATGGGACAAGACCGGTGAGCGTTTTTACGAAACCGGTGTTGATCGCGCTGTCCTTTACCCCATCAGCTCCGCCGGCCTTTACAACAAGGGCGTGCCCTGGAACGGCATCACCGGCATCACCGAGAGCCCTTCCGGCGCGGAGCCCAACAACCTCTATGCCGACAACATCAAGTACCTGGTGCTGGTGGGCGCTGAGGACTTCGGCCTGACCGTCGAGTGCTACACCTACCCCGATGAGTGGGAGGAGTGCGACGGCTCCGCCGAGATCGCCCCCGGTGTGGTCGCCGGCCAGCAGAACCGCAAGGTCTTCGGCCTGAGCTACCGCACCAAGCTGGGCAACGATGTGGACGGTCAGGACCACGGCTACAAGCTGCACCTGGTCTACGGCGGCCTGGCCTCTCCCTCTGAGCGGGGCTATCAGACTGTCAACGACTCCCCCGAGCCCATCAACCCCAGCTGGGAGATCACCACCACTCCCGTGGACGTTCCCGGCTACAAGCCCACTGCCCGCCTGATCATCACCTCCACCAAGGTCGATCCCGCCAAGCTGAAGGCCCTGGAGGACATCCTGTACGGCACCGAGGATCAGGACGCCCGCCTGCCTCTGCCTGAGGAGGTCATTCAGCTGCTCAAGCCTTCCGTGGCTGTGACCGCCTCTCCTGAGAGTGCCGACGCCACCCTGTTCGGCAAGAAGGTGTCCGACCTTCAGACCAATGTCGCGGTGGGCGCGGACAGCATCACCGGTACGCTGAAGAACGTGACCGGCTACACCGAGTTCAGCAGCAAGCCCGCCGAGCAGTCCGGCCATTACCTGGCCCTGAAGTTCGACGTGACTCCGGCTGACGCCGTCACCACCGTGGAGCTGGTGGGCGGCACCAAGGGCCCCGTGACCCTGGACGCCGACAAGAATATCGTCCTGCTGATCAAGAACAACACCCAGAGCGTCAAGGTGACCTCCACCAAGGACGGTTCCTCCGTCACCAAGACCTACGCGCTGACCAACCTGACCCTGGAATCCTAACCACCCCAACCCAAAAGCGGGGCTCTCTTCACCGAGGGCTCCGCTTTCTTTTTATTTTTGAAAGGAGAAAACTGCAATGCTGAAGAAAACCATGACTTACGAGGACTACAACGGTGTTCCCCGCACCGAGGACTTTTACTTCAATCTGACCCCCGCTGAGGTGACGGAGATGGAGCTTTCCGTGGATGGCGGTCTGGTGGAGATGATCAACCGCGTGGTCGCGGCCCAGGACGGAAAGCAGATCATCAACGTGTTCAAGGACATCATCCTGCGGGCCTATGGCGAAAAGTCCCCCGACGGCAAGCGTTTCGTCAAGAATCAGGAGATCCGGGACGCCTTCGCCCAGACCAACGCGTACAGCGACCTGTTCATGGAGCTGGCCACCGACGCCAAAGCCGCGGCCGCATTCGTCAACGGCGTCATCCAGCAGCCGAAGAAGGCCCCCGCGCCCGCCCCGCAGAACTGAGTTTGAACAGGGGGGCCGGAGATGCTGGAACTTGTGGTGCCTAAATCAGAGCAGTATGACGACGACAGCGGCTGCTTTATTACGACCAAGGAACAGACCCTTCGTCTGGAGCACTCTCTGGTCTCCCTTTCAAAATGGGAGGCGAAGTGGCACAAGCCGTACCTGTCCACCAAGTCGAAGACGGTGGAGGAGCAGATCGACTACGTCCGCTGCATGACCCTGACCCAGAATGTTGACCCCAATGTCTATACCGCCATTACACCCCAGCTGCTGGCGGTGGTCAAGGACTACATCGAGGACTCCATGACGGCCACCACCTTCTCGAAGGAACAGAGAGGCCGCCGGGGGAGGGAAATCGTGACGGCGGAGATCATCTACTACTGGATGATCTCCCACCAAATCCCCTTCGAGTGCCAGAAGTGGCATTTGAACCGGCTGATGACGCTCATCAACGTATGCAGCGCCAAGACTGGCCCGCAGAAGAAGATGAGCCAGAAGGATATTTTCGCACAAAACCGCGCCCTGAACGCGGCGCGAAGGAAGAGAGGAAACACAAGGGGGTGACGCCATGTATGAAGAACGGATCTGGAGATTCCTGAAGGGGAAGCTGCTTTCCGACTGCGGAGCCGCCGGACTGATGGGAAACCTCTACGCCGAAAGCGGGCTGAACCCCGTCAATCTCCAGAACACCCATGAGAGGAAGCTGGGGCTCTCGGACAAGGAATACACCCAGCAGGTGGATTTCGGACTTTACGCCGACTTTGTCCATGACGGAGCGGGTTACGGCCTTGCCCAGTGGACCTTCTGGAGCCGGAAGCAGAACCTGCTGGCCTTTGCCAAAAGCAGGGAGAAGAGCATCGGCGATCTGGAGACGCAGCTGGAGTTCCTGTGGAAGGAGCTGACGGAAAGCTACGCCTCCCTGGCGCAGATGCTGCTGAGTGCCAGTTCTGTCCGGGCCGCTTCCGACGCGGTCCTGCTCCAGTTTGAACGCCCGGCCGACCAGAGTGAGACGGCCAAAGCCCGCCGGGCTGCCTACGGGCAGAAGTATTACGACCAATTTGCAGGAAAGGAGGCGGCCGCCATGAGCAACAGTCCATTGGTCTCCTACACAAAGCTGTCCCCTAACCATTCCGGTAGGCGCAAGCACGCCATCGATACCATCTCCATCCACTGTATGGCCGGTGATTTGACGGTGGAGAGCTGCGGAAACCTGTTCGCCAGCCCAAGCCGGAAGGCCAGCAGCAATTACGGGATCGGGAGCGACGGCCGGATCGGACTCTATGTGGAGGAATGCAATCGCTCCTGGTGCACCTCCTCCAGCTCCAACGACAACCGGGCCATTACCATCGAGGTGGCGAACAACGGGGGAGCCAACCAGGGATGGCCGGTATCTGACGCGGCTTATCGGTCCCTGATCGCCCTCCTGGTGGACATCTGCCGGAGAAACGGGATCAAACGGCTGCTCTGGAAGGGCGACAAGTCGCTGATCGGGCAGGTGGATAAGCAGAACATGACCGTCCACCGCTGGTTTGCGGCAAAGGCGTGCCCAGGGGACTGGCTTTACAGCCGCCACGGGCAGATCGCCGATGAGGTAAATGCAAAACTGTCTGAGGAGGACGAGGATATGGACCAGACAAAATTCAATGAGATGTTCTCCGCCGCCATGACGGATCATCTCAAAGGTCTTCAGAACAACAACTGCGGCGACTGGTCCCAGGAAGCGCGGGACTGGTGTATAAGCGTCGGGCTGTTTGCCGGAAACGGAACCGCAGTGGACGGAAAGCCGAACATGATGTGGCCGTCCGGGCTGACCCGTGAACAGGCCGCCCAGCTCTTCTACCGGCTTGCGAAGATGGTGGGGCTTGCGTGATGAGAAATCGTACAAGCCGAACCAGAGGCAAAGCTGGAAGAAAGCCGGACCTGTCGCAGTTTTCAAAATGGATGATCGCCGACATTCGTCCCCTGCTGTGGGTCGTGACTGTCGGCGGTTTTTTACTGGCCTTTTACTGTGTCTACAAGGGATACACCGGCGCGCTTCCGTGGATCGGCGCTATGGTGGGGCTCCCCTGGGGCGCCCATGGCATGGTGTGCAGCTTTTATCTGAACCTGTGCAAATCCGACCACCGGGAGGGCGGCATCACCTTTGAAACGGCAAAGGCCGCCAATTTCAACACCAATGTTTCACAGACGCCGGTAGGCTCCGTGGAGAGCCCGGCAATTTAAGGAGGAGTATCGATGACTGCGGAAATCATTTCCTCGCTGCTGATGCTTGTTGGCGGAATCACCATCCTGACCAACATCATCGTGCAGGTGGTCAAGAGCATCACCTGGGACAAAATTCCCACAAACTTGGTTGCGCTGTTCGTATCAGAGGCGCTGACGCTGGCCCTGGGAGGGGCCTATGCCTCGGTAAAGGGCATCGACATCGCCTGGTACATGGTGGCGGCCGCCATCGTGGTGGGGCTGATGTCCGCCTATGCGGCCATGTTCGGCTTCGATAAATTCAAGGAAGCCATCGAGGGCTGGAAACAGAAAAGCTGATCTTGAAGGAGGTGGCCGAACGTGATCCATTTCAGACATACGGGGGATTTCTCGAAGCTGACCCGGTTTATGGAACGGGCAAAGGAGGCCGTCCGTCTCGGCGATCTGAACAAGTATGGCCGGGCGGGGGTGGCGGCCCTCTCGTCCGCAACCCCGGTTGACTCCGGAGAAACGGCCGCCTCCTGGTATTACGAGATTACCAACAAGAACAACACCATCACCATCTCGTTTCACAATTCCAACATTCAAAATGGAGTCCCCATCGCCATCCTTCTCCAATACGGGCATGGCACGGGGACCGGAGGCTGGGTACAGGGAAGAGATTACATCAACCCTGCGATCCAGCCTATTTTTGACCAGATAGCAGAATACGCCTGGAAGGAGGTGACTCGGTCATGAGCAGGACGATCGACGAGAGAATCGTTGAAATGCGGTTTGATAACCGGCAGTTCGAGCAGAACGTGCAGACCAGCCTGTCTACGCTGGACAAACTCAAGCGGGGACTGGACCTGGACAACGCCGCCAAGAGCCTTGACGGGCTTGGGGACGCGGCGAAGCGGTGCGACATGTCCGTCCTCGGCAAGTCTGTGGAGACGGTCCAGGCCAAATTTTCGGCGTTCCAGGTCGTCGCCATGACGACTCTTTCCAACATCACCAATTCGGCGGTGAACACGGGAAAGCGGCTCGTGTCCGCCCTGACAATCGACCCCATTAAAACGGGTTTTCAGGAGTATGAGACCCAGATCGGGGCGGTGCAGACCATCCTGGCCAACACCCAGCACGAGGGGACCAACCTCCAGCAGGTGAACCGGGCCCTGGATGAGCTGAATACCTACGCGGATAAGACCATCTACAACTTTACCGAGATGACCCGGAACATCGGCACGTTCACCGCGGCCGGCGTCAACCTGCGGACCTCGGTGGACTCCATCAAGGGTATCGCTAACCTGGCGGCCATTTCGGGCTCCACCTCCCAGCAGGCATCCACAGCCATGTACCAGCTCTCCCAGGCCCTGGCCGCAGGCAAGGTCTCCCTGATGGACTGGAACTCTGTGGTCAACGCCGGTATGGGCGGCAAGGTGTTCCAGGACGCCCTGGTGCGCACCTCCGAGCTGCTGGGCACCGGCGCGCAGAACGCCATCAATATGTACGGCTCCTTCCGGGAGTCCCTCACCAGAGGCGAGTGGCTCACCACAGAGGTGCTTACCGAGACCCTGAAGCAGTTTGCCGGCGCGTACAGCGAGGCCGACCTGATCCAGCAGGGATTCTCGGAGGCCCAGGCCCGGGACATCGCCCAAATGGCGAAGACGGCGGAGGACGCCGCCACCAAGGTCAAGACCTTTACCCAGCTCTGGGACACCCTGAAGGAGAGCGCTCAGTCCGGCTGGACCACCACATGGGAAATCCTGGTTGGCGACTTTGAGGAAGCCAAGGAAGTGCTGACCGAGGTGTCCGACGCCATTGGCGGCGTGATCAGCGAGACCTCCCAGGCGAGAAACGAATTACTCAGCGGCGGTCTCAGCTCCGGCTGGAAGCAGCTGCTGGACCAGGGCATCGCCGATGAGGGCGGGTTCATTGAATCCATCCAGGAGGTGGCCCGAGAGAGCGGCGACGCCTTTGACAAGCTGGTGGCCGACTCGGAGAGCTTCAGTGACGCGCTGAAGCAGGGGCTGACGGACGGGGTCGTATCCTCCGAGACCCTGACGCAGGCGGTCCATAACCTGCGGGAGAAGATGACCGGCATGTCCCAGGAGGAGCGCAAGGCGGCCGGATACACCGCGGAGATGATCGAGCAGATTGAAGCCCTGGACAAGGGACTTCAAAATGGTTCGGTTTCCATGGAGGAGTTTACGGAAAAGATCCTGCGCCCCTCCGGACGGGAAAACCTGATCCAGGCGGTCTGGAATGCGGCTAAGGGCCTGGTCAGCGTCATTACCCCCATCAAGGACGCATTCCGCGAAATCTTTCCGCCCGCAACCGCCGACCAGCTGTACTCTCTTACGGAGACTCTCCGCAGCTTTTCTGAGCGGCTGACCCTCTCCGAGGAGACGGCGGACAAGCTGGGGCGCACCTTCAAGGGGCTTTTCTCAGTGCTGGACCTGGTGCGGCAGGGCGCTCTGGCGATTTTCAACGCTTTGGCGCCTCTGGGCAGCGGAGCCGGTTCCCTGGCTGACGGCATTCTCACCATAACCGCAGGGATCGGAGATTTCCTGGTCGGCATCAACGAGGCGGCCAAGCAGGGAGAGTTCTTTGGAATGGTGGCCCAGACGGTCGCCTCGGCGCTGGAGTTTGTTGTGTCCGGGATCGAGCGACTGACCGGATTTCTCGCCGACGCCTTTGCTGCCCCAGGCCTGGAATCCTTCCAGGCGCTTTTGGGACGCATCCAGACCCGCATTGGGCAGGTCGTCGACGCGGTGAGCGGCCTGGGCGGCGGGGTCAGCGACGCGGCGGACACTATGGATTCCGCCCTGGAGAACAGCAAATTCCTGCAAATGCTCCAGACCATTTTCAACGGCGCAAAGACCCTGGTCTCTGGCATCATCGGCGTATTCGGCGGCCTTGCCGGCGCACTGGTGGAGAACCTGAGCAACGCGAATTTCAGCGGCGTCATCGACCTGCTGAACGGCGTCTCCCTGGGTGCTATCGCCCTGGGCATTAAGAAGTTCCTGGACTCCTTCCGGGAGGTCACAGACAGCGTCGGCAGCATCAAGGAGGGCGTGATCGGGATTCTGGACGGCGTAAAGGGCTGTTTCCAGGCCTGGCAGAATGACGTCAACGCCAAGGCCCTGCTGAAGATCGCGGCCGCTGTCGCGGTGCTGTCCGCATCCATTCTCACCATTTCCCTGATCGACAGTGAAAAGCTGACGGCGTCCCTGGGGGCCATCACGGTGCTCTTTACCGAGCTGATGGCGGCCATGGCGGTGTTCGGAAAGCTGGACCTGAATGTCCGCGGAACAATGAAGCGCTCCACGGCAATGATCGCCCTCTCCTCCTCGGTCCTGATTCTGGCCTCCGCGCTGAAAAGCATTGCCACGCTGGAACCGGAACAGATGGCGGCGGGGCTTGCGGGCATCGCCGGACTGATGGCTGCCCTGGTGGCAGCCGCGAAGGTGCTGGGCTCCGGTTCAAGCTCCATCATCAAGGGTTCTGCCCAGATGGTGGTCTTTGCCGCGGCAATCAAAATACTGGCCTCGGCCTGCGCCGACCTGGCCCAGCTGGACCTTGCCGGACTGGCAAAGGGTCTGATCGGCGTCGGTGTGCTGCTGGCAGAGGTATCGCTCTTCATGAACGCGGCCAAGTTCAGCGGAAGGTCGGTGGTCACTGCCTCGGGCGTTCTGGTACTGGCCGGCGCTATGAAGGTGCTGGCCTCGGCCTGCAAAGACTTTGCCCAGATGGGTGTTGGCGAGCTGGTCAAGGGGCTGAGCGCCATCGGCGCGGTCCTGCTGGAGATCACGGCCTTTACCAAGCTGGCCGGAAGCGCCAAGGGGCTGATCACCACCGGAGCCGCCATGATCGAGATTGGCGCGGCCATGAAGATATTTGCCTCCGCTATGGCGGACTTCGGACGGATGTCTCTGGCAGAGATCGGCAAGGGCTTGCTGGCTATGGGCGGAGCCCTGGCAGAGGTGGCCGTGGCCATGCGCTTTATGCCCCGGAACATGGTAACCATGGGGGCGGGCCTGATCGCGGTGGGAGCCGCGCTGAACATCATTGCCGACGCCATGCGGTCCATGGGCGGCATGAGCTGGGAGGCTGTCGCAAAGAGCCTGGTCACCATGGGCGGGGCTCTGGCCGAGCTGGCCGTTGGTCTGAACTTCATGAACGGCACGTTGGGCGGTTCCGCCGCCATGCTGGTGGCTGCCGCCGCGCTGGCAGTGCTGACGCCGGTGCTGGTTACGCTGGGCAGCATGAGCTGGGAAGCCATTGCCAAGGGGCTGGTCACGGTGGCCGGCGCCTTTGCCGTCATCGGAACGGCCGGCGCACTGCTCACTCCGCTGCTGCCGACGATTCTTGGCCTGGGCGGCGCCTTCGCTCTGATCGGCGTTGGTGTTGCCGGCGTTGGGGCAGGTCTGCTCCTTGTCGGAACCGGCCTATCCGCCATTGCGGTGGGCATTACGGCCCTGGCAACCTCCCTTGGAGCGGGCGTAGCCATTATCGTGGCCGGCCTGACCTCTATCATCACGGGCATCGCGGCGCTGATCCCGGCCATTGTGGAGAAGCTGGGTGAGGCGGTGGTGGCCTTTGCACAGGTCATTACGAATGGCGCTCCTGCCATTGGCGAGGCCGTCAAGACCCTTGTCCTCACCATGGTGGACGTTCTGGTGGAGTGTGTCCCGGCCATCGCCGAGGGCGCTCTGGAGCTGGTTGCCGGGGTGCTGGACGCCCTGGTGGCCTATACACCCCAGATCGTGGACTCCATCATGCAGTTCCTGATCGCGGTGATCGACGGGCTGGCCCGCAACATGCCCACCCTGATCCAGTCGGTGGTGGACCTGCTGATGTCCTTCTTCTCCGGCATCGTATCGGCGCTGGGAAGCATCGACACCGACGCGCTGCTGAAGGGCATCGCCGGAATCGGCCTGCTGAGCGGCATTATGGTGGCGCTGGGCGCTCTGGCCGGACTGATCCCCTCCGCCATGGTGGGTGTGCTTGGTCTGGGCGTTGTCATCGCAGAGCTGGCCATTGTTCTGGCGGCGGTGGGCGCGCTGGCGCAGATCCCCGGCCTGGAGTGGCTCATCAGCGAGGGTGGTCAGCTCTTGCAGACCATCGGGAACGCCATTGGCGGCTTTATCGGCGGCATCGTGGGCGGATTTATGAGCGGGGTATCCGGCTCCTTCCCCCAGATCGGCATGGACCTGGCCGCCTTTATGACCAACATACAGCCCTTTATCGATGGGGCAAGAGGTATCGACCCGGCCATGTTGGAGGGCGTCAAGGCCCTCACCGGGGCGATCATGCTGATTACGGCGGCCGATTTGCTGGAGGGTCTGACCTCCTGGCTCACCGGCGGCTCGTCCCTTTCCACCTTTGCCGAGGAGCTGGTGCCCTTCGGCGAGGCCATGAAGAAATTCTCCCACAGCATTACCGGACTGGACGGCGACCTGGTCAGCACGGCGGCAATCGCTGGAAAGACCCTGGCTGAGATGGCCGCGACCCTGCCCAACAGCGGCGGCATCGCGGGATTCTTTGCCGGAGAGAACGACATGGGGTCCTTCGGCGACCAGCTTGTGGGCTTCGGCGGCTCCATGATGAAGTTCGCCGCAAGCATCAAGGGGCTGGACACCGACGCGGTTCAAAATGCTGCCATCGCCGGTAAGGCCATGGCGGAGCTGGCTGCCACCCTCCCCAACACAGGAGGGGCGGTGGGCTTCTTTGCCGGCAACAACGACATGGACGACTTCGGCGAACAGCTCGTACCCTTCGGAGCGGCCATCAAAGCCTATTCCGACGCGGTCAAGGGGCTTGATGTGGAGGCGGTCACCAATTCCGCCATTGCCGGACAGGCCATGTCGGAGCTGGCGGCTACTTTGCCCAACACCGGCGGAGCCGTAGCCTTCTTCGCTGGCGACAACGACCTTGCCACCTTCGGCGAGCAGCTGGTGTCCTTCGGGGCGTCCATCAAAAGCTATGCCCAGGAGGTGACTGGGCTGGATACCGACGCAGTCGCCAGCTCGACGGTCGCCGGACAGACCCTGGTGGAGCTGGCAAACACCTTGCCCAACACCGGGGGCCTGGTGGCCTTCTTCACAGGCGACAACGACCTTGAGACCTTCGGGGAACAGCTGGTGCCCTTCGGGGAGGCGATGAAGGCCTACTCCGACAGCGTGACCGGCATGGACAGCGCAGCCGTAACCGCCTCCGCCACTGCGGCGAAGGCCCTTGCGGAGCTGCAAGCCTCGCTGCCCAATATTGGCGGCGTGGTGGATTTCTTTACCGGCGGCAACGACCTGGAGACCTTCGCAAACGGCCTTCTCCCCTTTGGAGAGGGCATGAAGGCCTATGCCGACGCGGTGAGCGGAATGGACGCGGGGGCGGTTTCCGCCTCTATTATCGCCGCCCAGGCCCTGGCAGAGCTCCAGGCATCTCTTCCCCATGTGGGAGGGGTGATGAGCTTCTTTACCGGGGGCAACGATCTTGGCCTGTTCGCAGAGGGGATTCTCTCCTTCGGCGAGGCCATGAATTCCTACGGAAACGCCGTATCCGGCATCGATGCCGGGGCGGTATCCGCCTCCGCTACTGCGGCTCAGGCGCTGTCCCGGCTCCAGGCGTCCCTCCCCAATGTAGGCGGCATCATGGAATTCTTCACCGGCGGGAATGACCTTGGGAAATTTTCCGAGGGCATCATCCCCTTCGGCGAGGCGATGAAAGCCTACGGCGAGTCGGTGGCCGGCATCGACTCCAGCGCGGTAGAGGCCTCTGCCACTGCCGCTCAATCCCTGGCACAGCTCCAGGCGGCCCTTCCCCAGGTGGGCGGGCTTATGGAGTTCTTTACCGGCGGCAATGACCTTGGGGTATTCTCGGAGGGCATCGTGCCCTTTGGGGCCGCTATGAAGTCCTATGCCGAAGCGGTTTCCGGCATCAACGCCGACGCGGTCACGGCCTCCGCTGTGGCGGCCCAGGCGCTGGCACAGCTGCAAACCGACCTGCCCAATGTGGGCGGGGTCATGGCATTCTTCAACGGAGGCAACGACCTTGGAACCTTTGCCGCCGGCATCGTACCCTTCGGCGCGGCCATGAAGTCCTATGGGGACGCCGTGGCCGACATCAACACCGGAGCCATCACCGCCTCAGCCACTGCCGCCCAGTCTCTGGCGCGGCTGCAAGAGGCCCTTCCCCTGGTAGGCGGTGTGATGGAATTCTTCAACGGAAGCCAGGACCTGGCCGCTTTTGCGGCGGGCATCATCCCCTTCGGCGCGGCCATGAAATCCTACGGCGACGCTGTGGCGGATATTCGGCCGGAAGCGGTGGAAAGCTCCGCCTCCGCCGGAATGGCCCTGGTGGAGCTGGCAAAGGCCCTTCCCAACACGGGCGGCCTGCTGTCCTTCTTTACCGGAGGGACCGACCTGGCCTCCTTTGGCGATGACCTGACGCTGTTTGGCGCGGACCTTTCCGCCTATGCGGAGGCCATCAGCAATGTGAAGGCGGACGTGGTGACGGCCTCGGCCAACGCGGCGGAGGCCCTCTCCAACCTCGCCTCCGGCCTGCCGGACAGCAGTCTGTTTGACAAGTGGTTCGGCGGAGACCAGACGCTGGCCTCCTTTGGCGGGGATATTTCCAAGTTCGGCGCGGCCATGAAGGACTATTACGGCCAAATCTCCGGCATCGACACCGGGCGGATGGCCGACGTGGTCGCACAGGTATGGAGCCTGCTGGAGCTGGCTGAGGGGGCCGCAGGGGTCAACACCAGCGGTCTGACCGGCTTTGCCGACAGCATGAGGAAGATGGGAGACGCCGGCATCTCCGGCTTTACCAGTGCTTTCTACAACTGCGGCGACACGGTCAACAAAGCCGTGTCCAGTATGCTGTCCACCGTCAGCGGCGCCGTCCTCTCCAACCTCCCCGTGACAAACGGGGCCATGGAGACGGTGGTCCAGTCGCTGGCGAACATTGTGGACGGGAAGGTCCCGGCCATCCGGACATCGACATCGGATATGATGCGGACCATGGAAGCATCCATCACGGCCCACTCCAGAACGGTGGGGGACGCGATGAGGACGGTGCTCTCCACCGCCGTATCCAACATCAACCGCATGAAGCCGGAGTTCGAGACCGCCGGAAAGAACGCCGGGCAGGGCTTTATCAACGGCATCAACTCCAAGCTGGGCGGCGCAAGGTCCGCCGGCCGAAGCCTGGGCCTGGCCGCTCTGGAAGCGGCAAAGAAGGCGCTGGACAGCCACTCCCCCTCCCGGGAATTCATCCATCTGGGCGAAAACGTGGGCGAGGGTCTGGCCATCGGCGTCAACAACAGCATCGTCCCTGCCGCACAGGCCGCCTCCGGCATGATCGACGAGGTGATCGCCGTCAGCGAGAAGGGCGTCGATGCCTTTGAGGATTGGATCAACGAGAAGCAGTATTACGGCGAGCTGAGCCTGATGGACGAGCTGGCCGGATGGGAAAACCTCCAAAAGAAGTACAGGGCCGGCAGTGAGGAGCGGATGAAGATCGACCGGGAGGTCTATCGGGTTCAAAATGAACTGGTTTCCGCCACCTACCAGGCCTCCCTGGACTGGATCGAGGAGGAGAAGTATTACAAGCGCCTGAGCACCGAGGAGGAGCTGGCCGCCTATGAGCGGATGCAGGCCCGGTATCTGGAGGGCAGCAAGGAACGGATGGAGTTGGACCGGAAGGTCTTCACCCTCCGCAACCAGCTTGTGGACGAGTCCTATCAGAACTCCATGGACTGGATCGAGGAGGAAAAGTATTACAACCGTCTGAGCCTGGCCGACGAGCTGGCCGCCTACAAGCGGGTCCAGAGCCGGTACGCCAAGGGCACCGAGGAGCGGAAGAAGCTGGACCGGGAGGTCTACCGGCTGGAGCAGGAAATTTACGAGGCCCAGCAGCAGTACATCGCCGACGTGCAGAGCGTTCAGGAATCCGCCAACCAGCGGCGCATCCAGCTGGAGGAGGCCTATGCCAACAAGGTCAAGTCCATCAACGAGCAGCTGGAACGGGACATCGAATCCCTGAACCAGCAGTATCAGGACGCGGTGGAGTCCCGGACCAAGAGCCTGTACCAGTCCTACGGCCTCTTTGACGAGGTCGCGAAGAAGGAAGCGGTCAGCAGTGAAACGCTGATGCAGAATCTGGAGGGTCAGGTCCAGGAGTTTGGCGAGTGGCAGGATATTCTGGGTCAGCTCTCCGCCAGGGGCGTTGACTCGGACCTGATCGCGGAGCTTCAGGAGATGGGGCCCTCTGCCATCGAAGAGATCCGGGCGCTGAACTCCATGAGCGACGACGAGCTGGAGAAGTACGTCTCCCTCTGGTCCATCAAGCACGCCCAGGCCCGTGACCAGGCGACCTCGGAACTGGAGGGGCTTCGGGTGGAGACCCAGGAGCAGATCGCGCAGCTCCGGGCGGACGCGGCGGTGGAGCTGGAGGAGTACCGGCTGACCTGGCAGAGCGAAATGGCCCAGCTGGAGGAGGATACCAGCCGTCAGCTGGCCTCCCTCCGGCAGGAATTCTCGGAAAATGTGGGCCTGATCAAGCGGGACACGGAAGCCAAGATGGCGGAAATGACCGAGGCGGCCCGGAAAATCCTGTCGGAAGCCGGGTGGACAGAGACGGGACAGCAAATTCCCGCCGGCCTCGCCCAGGGCGTGGCCCAGTCCAAATCCACCTTTATCGACGAGCTGACCAGTATGGCGCTGGCGGGCGTGGAGGCGGTGAAGAACACGCTGGAGATCAACTCTCCCTCCCGGGTCTTCCGGGAGCTGGGGTCCTTCACCGGCCTTGGCTTTGTCAGCGGACTGGCCGGCTATGCCGAAAGGTCCTTTGCCGCCGGCGCAGACATGGCGGACTCCGCCGTGGACGGCCTTTCCGGCGCCATTGCCGGACTCCCCGACCTGCTGAGCGGCGAGGCGGAGATGCGGCCCACCATACGCCCGGTGCTGGACCTGTCTGACCTCACCGGGGCCTCGACTCAGATCGACAGCCTGTTCTACCCCCTGCGGTCCATCCGCCTGGCGGGACAGGCCAGCCTGGCGTTCCAAAACGCCTCCGGGGAGAACCGGATGACGGTCAAGGTAGACAACGACGACATCATTGAGGAGCTTCGCACCCTGCGCAGTGAAATGGCAGAGATGACGGAGCGCATGGAGCGGATGCGGGTCGTGCTGGACACCGGCACTCTGGTCGGTGAGATGGCGGGACCCATGGACAACGCCCTTGGACAGAGGGTGACACGGAGAGGAAGGGGGAACTGAGCCGTGTATCATTCCATCACCATTGGCGGGAAAAACACCTGGGATGATTGGCGGCTGGTCCCCGCCTCCCGGCCCGTGTTCAATCCGCCGGCCCAGAAGGTGAAGACGCTGGAAATCCCCGGCGGGGATGGGGTCATCGACTTGTCCCAATCCCTGACCGGGTATCCGGTGTACCAAAACCGGACGGGCTCTATCGAGTTTATCGTGATGAACGACTTCAAGCCCTGGCACATGGCCTATTCCGACATCATGGACTATCTGCACGGGCAGAAGCTGCGGGCAGTGCTGGAGGATGACCCGGAGTATTTTTACGAGGGGCGGTTCACCGTCAACGTCTGGAAGTCGGAGAAGGACTGGTCGCGCATCACCATCGACTATGACGTGGGGCCCTACAAGTGGTCAGTCCTGTCCTCCACGGACGACTGGCTGTGGGACCCCTTCAACTTTCAAAATGGCGTCATCCGCCCCGCCGTGTTCAAGGACATCGCGGTGACGACGGAGGTCCGGGCGGTGAAGCTGGCGGCGCTGCTGTTCGGGCGGGCCCCGGTGTGCCCCGTGTTCCGGGTGAGCAGCTCGGATAAGCGGGGAGTACACATCCGCTTTATCAACCCCACGCTGGGACTGGACGAGACCAAGCTCCTCCCCGACGGGGTCATCCAGTTCCCGGAGTTTGTGTTCTTCGGCGACCTGGGCGCCACGCTGGAGCTGTGGTGCGACACGGGAACGGGGTCCGTCTCCGTGGACTTCAGACAGGGGAGGTTGTGACCCATGTATAGCATTTATGCAGACGGCGTGTGCATTTACAACGACGTCTTTCCCCTGGACAACATGAAGGTGGTCAACCCCAAGCTGACTCTGGAGGACAGCGCCGCCGGGTCTCTGGAGATGACCCTTCCGCCCACCAACGCGGCCTACGACACCATCGTCCGCATGGTCACAGATATTTCCGTGAAGAAGAACGGGGAAGAAATCTGGGCGGGACGGGCCCTGTCGGAGAGCCGGGACTTCTGGAACAACCGGGTGCTCTACTGCGAGGGGGAGCTGGCCTTCTTCAACGACTCGGTCCAGCCGCCGGTGGAGTATGCCGGGAAATCGGTCCGGGAGTACCTCGACCAGCTCATCGCCGTCCACAACGGGCAGGTGGGTGAGAACCGCCGGTTCGCCATCGGGGCGGTGACGGTGGTGGATGAGGCCTTCCCCACCTATTACACCAACTACGGCAAGACCCTGGAGTCACTCAACGCCCTGGTGGAAGCCTATGGCGGCCATCTCCGGGTGCGCAAGGCGGACGGGGTTCGGTATCTGGACTATCTGAAGGACTACCCGGACACATGCAGCCAGGTGATCCAGTTCGGGTCCAACCTGCTGGACTTTGTCCGGAACTGGGACTCCGCCGAGTATGCCACGGCCATCGTCCCTCTGGGGAACCGGCTGGACGACAGTCCCATCGAGGCGCTGGACGCCTATCTGACGGTGGAGAGCGTGAACGGCGGAAGCCTGTACGTCCAATCAGACGAGGCAGTGGCGAGCCATGGCTGGATCGCAAAGACGGTGAACTGGGACGATGTGAGCGACCCCCAGGTGCTGCTGGAGAAGGCCAGGGAGTATCTGGCGGACCTTCAGTTTGACAACCTGGAGCTGGAGCTTTCCGCCCTGGACCTGCACTATCTGGACGTGGAGACTGAGGCGGTGAAGCTGCTGGACGAGATCCGGGTCATCTCCCGTCCCCACGGGCTGGACCGGATCTTCCCGGTGACCAGGCTGGAGATCCCGCTGGACGCCCCGGAGAACACCCAGTTCAAAATGGGGGATTCGGTACAGGTGAGCCTTACCAGCGTGAGCAACCAGACCAACGCCGCCGTGCTGGACAAGATCGAAAACCTCCCCAAGGCCCACAACATCCTCAAGGAGGCCCAGGAGAACGCCACCCACATCATGAATATGGCCACCACGGGCTACATCACCATCACGAGGGACGAGCACGGCTCGGACACCCTCTATATTTCCAACGTCCGGGACTACACCAAGGCTGACAAGCTCTGGAAGTGGAACATGAACGGCCTGGGCTACTCCAACGACGGGGGAAAGACCTTCGGGCTGGCCATCACCATGGACGGGGCCATCGTGGCCGACTACATCACAGCGGGGGTGCTGAACGGCAACGTGCTCCGGGTGGGCGTCATCCGGGACTACAACTCCAACGTGATCCTGGACCTGGACAAGGGCACCCTGACCATGAAGAAGGGCTCCATCAACATCGGGAACGGAAACTTCACCGTGGACGAGCAGGGTAACCTCTACGCCAGGCGGGGTACCTTCGCGGGGACGCTGGCAGGAGCCAAGGGGACCTTCGGCGGCACAGTGCAGGCGGAGGACTTTTTGGACAAGTACGGCAACAGCATGATGGACCTGGCCAAAGAAAAGTTTACCGCCGGATATCTGGACCTGTACGGCCTGACCGTCACCAACAAGAGCACTGGGGCGGTCACCTTCGCCGTGGGGCCGACGGGCCTTATCACCATCAACGGCCAGGTGACCATGGGGGCCGGGAGCACCATCAACTGGGCCCAGGTGAACAACCAGAACCTCCACTCCAACCCGGCGTACAGCCTGGCGAACAACGCCTATAATCTGGCGGACGACGCCTACTATGAGGCGGAGCTGGCCTACGACCGGGCGAACCGGGCTTACAAGCTGGCCGACTCCATCGAGATGCCGGGGTACATCAAGAGCACCTACATCGACCAGACCACGATCCGTTCCCCGGTCATCGAGGGCGGCGAGTTCTACGGCGAGGAATTCAACATCATCGCCGGGAGCGACTTCGGAAGCTTCAACCTCTACGGCCCTTTCGGGAGCAGCCGTTACCACATGCTGGCCATCGAATATTTCGAGGGCGACGCCCCTCTCATCAACATTTACAGCCCCTGCGGCGGATACATCACCATTGGCCAGCGACGAAACGGGATCGTCTACTTCGAGGGAATCGTGGATTTCAGCGCCGCAGACGTCCAAGGTCTGGATTTAGGAACAGGAGCATGACACAGCCATGAAGAAAATGTTAAAAAATTCCGAAGTGTTTGAGCGGCTCCACTCGCTCAAGCCACTGCTGTCCCGGCGGGATCGGATCGGTTACATCGCCGCCCGGAACTACCGCTTTCTCTCCAACTCCCTGGTGGAATATGAGACCATCCGCCTCAGCCTGATCGAGAAGTACGGAGAGGAAGGGAAGGATGAACGGGGGCAGCCCACCTTTGTCCTCAAAATGGAGTCCCCCAATTTCAAGACGTTCTGTGACGAGCTGGCTCCCTTCAACGAGATGACCCATGAGGTGGAGCTGATGACCGCCAAGTACAGCGAAGCGGAGGGGAACCTGACGGGGGAGGAAATTTTGGCCATCGACTGGATGCTGGAAGATTAGGAGGTGGTCCGATTTGGCCGACATCAGCAGTTTTTTGAAGAAGATTCTGGAGGCGATCTACGGTGAGGAGGTGCGGGGTTCCATCCACGACGCCCTTGCCGCCATGAATAAGGAGTCCTCCAGCGCCATGGAGTTTGCCGCCACGGCCAAGGACTCCGCCAAGGCCTCCGCGGAAAAAGCCAAGAACGAGGCGGACACCGCCGGGCAGAAGGCGGCCGAAGCCCTGGACTCCGCCGGGAAAGCCGCCCAGTCTGAAACCAACGCCAAAGCCTCGGAGACTGCGGCGGAGGGGTACGCGGACCTCGCCGTTGACGCAGCGGAACGGGCCGGAACCTCGGAGGAGAACGCCAAGGCCTCGGAGCAGACGGCTCTGCAACAGGCCAGAGAGGCGGAGGAGTCCAAGAACGCCGCTGCTCTCAGCGAGGCCGAAGCCAAGGCGGCAGAAGAGCGGGCTAAGGAGGTCCGCAATCAGGTGGAGACCCTGGGTGCCCAAGCCACGGCAGACGCCGCAGCGGCTCAGGAAGCCAGGACCGCCACGGAGGCGGCGCGGGACGCGGCCAAGGTTAGTGAAACCAACGCAAAGGCCTCGGAGACCAAGGCGGAAGACGCCAAAGCGGGCGCGGAAGCGGCGAAGGAAGCCGCCCTGTCCGCCCAAGAGAGCGCCGAGGAGGACGCCCTGACCGCCGCCCAGTCCAAGGAGGACGCAGAAGCGGCCAGGACAGCCGCGGAACAGGCCAAGGCCGACGCCCTTGACAGCGCCGCAGAGGCCGCCGGAAGCGCAGCCAAAGCGGAGCAGTACAGCGGCAAGCCGCCCAAGCCTCAAAATGGAACCTGGTGGATCTGGGACGCGGAGACAGGGGCCTATTACGACAGCCACATCAGCTGTGAGCTGCAAGGCCCCATCGGCGTGGGCATCCAGGACATCCGGCTGACCAAGGGTGACCACTCGCCGGGCACCACGGATATTTACACGGTGCATATGACAGACGGGTCTACCTACACCATTTCGGTCTACAACGGCCTGAACGGTACGGGCGCCGGCGACGTATTGGGTATCTCCTTCGACCTGGTCATCCCCGCCGAGGGGTGGTCGGAGGGGAGCGTCACCATTGCGGACGAGCGGCTTTTGGCCCTGGGCACCCACAAGTATTTCCTCAGCGCGGACGAAGCCTGTAAGGAGGAGTTCCTCGACTGCAATGTGCAGCCCAAGAACATCACCACCTCGGGCTTTCTCACCCTGACCTGCGACACAGAGCCGGCGGCGGACCTGACGGTCAACCTGATCCGGCTGGAGCTGTCGGGGAACGGGGCCATTCAGTAAGCAAGGAGGCGAAGCCCATGGAGATCGCAGTGAAAGCAACCTATGCCCATCTGGTCAAGGATGAGAGTCTGGTACAGAACTCCGACAAGCTCTATATTGTGGAGTTCCGCTTTGATCAGAGCTGGGATGGTTATGCCAAATCGGCTGTCTTTGAAGCCGGCGGCGTACAGCAGCCGCCTGTGGCGTTGACGGATGACCGATGCATTATTCCGGCTGAGTGTTTGAAACGGGCCGGAATCAATCTCAAAATCGGAGTTTCCGGCATTAAGGATGGGGTTCAGAAAGACACGGTATGGTGTCTGGCCAGCAAGATCATGTACGCGCTTGACCCCACACAACTGATGCCGCCCACCCACATCGATGGAGACGTGAAGGCCCAGATCCTTGAGGTCATCCGGGAAAATACTGCTACAGATGCAGAGGTTCAGGAAGTCCTCGACAATGCATTCCAGTCCTCCTGGATACCTCCCGAAAATCCTGAGGCTCCGGACAATACCGCCACTAACGAAGAGGTGGAGGACATTCTCGATGATGTTTTCGGCGAAGAGCCGTAAACAAATATTTTTAAGGAGGACATATTTATGTCTAAGCACACTACTCTCGAACAGCTGAAGCTTCTGGCTCAGCGCACCAAGAGCGAAATCAGCAAGGTCGAATCCAAGTCCCTGGTAGGCGTTAAGGTCAACGGCGTTGCCCTGGCCATCGCCGACAAGATGGTGGACATTCTGATTGCTTCTGGTGCTACCAACGGCACTCTGTCTGTTGCCGGCAAGGATGTTGCGGTGACGGGTCTGGCGGCCCTGGCCTACAAGGCTCAGATCTCTGAGGCCGATCTGGATACCGCTCTGAAGGCTGTGCTGGACGGCAAGGCTTCCGGCGCCGATCTGGCCACTCTGATCGGTAAGGATGCTGGTAAGAGCGCCCGCGCCATCGCCAACGAGGAGCTGGCTGCTCAGCTGATCCCCGAGGGCGCCAAGGAGGCCCTGGATACTCTGACTGAGATTGCTCAGTGGATTCAGGATCACCCCGATGACGCTTCCGCGATGAATGCCGCCATCACCAAGCTGAACGGTATCGTTGCCGGTATTGGTGGTGACGAGGACGAGTACGCCACCGTGATGACCGCCATTGAGGGCAAGATCACTGCCGCGCTGAAGGACATTGCCTCCGGTGCGACCAAGGTGGAGAAGTCCGAGGTCAACGGTAACATCAAGATCAATGGCCAGGAGACCGTGGTCTACACCCACCCTGCCGTTGAGGCTGTCGGTGCCGGTTTCAAGAAGGTCGGTAAGGACAATCAGGGTCATGTGGTGCTGGGCGACGACGTGACCAAGGAGGATATCGTTGCTCTCGGTATCCCCGCACAGGACACCACCTATCAGCCTGCTACCAGCCAGGCAAACGGTCTGATGTCCAAGGAGGACAAGGCCAAGCTGGACAGCATTGAGGTTGCGGCCGATGAGGAAGTCAATCAGATGCTGGATGAGGTCTTTGGCGCCGCTGTGGGTGCCTGATAACCGCGGAGGGGGATGGGGTATTCCTGTCCCCCTCTTATTTTTTCGGAAAGGAGCTCTAACATGGCAGAGAACAAAGCCACAACCTTAGAGCAGTTGCGGGCTCTGGCAGAAAGGGGAAAACTCGATACCCTGAACCGCGTCGACCAGCTTTTAGAGTCGATCATTCCTCTGCTGGAGGATGCACAGCATAGCGGTACTACCGTTACTCTGCCGGCCGAGAACTGGAGCGGCAGAGCTCAGACTGTAAAGGACAACATCCTTTTGGCTGACGAAAAATACTGGTATATTGTGTGCGCTGACGCGGATTGCTTTATGGCAGTCAGCGAGACTGGCGTGAAAGCTGACAATATCACCGTTAACGGTCAGGTCACCTTTCACTGCGAGGTAACTCCAACGGAAAATCTGACCATTTATATTTTGCGACTGGAGGTCGAGCAGAATA